GCTCAAGACTGCCCAGGACGGCCTTGCCGCCTTTGAAGGCAAAAAGAAGCCGGAAGAGTACGAGGCTGAGCTTGCAAAGCTCCGGGGGGATATGCAGGCCCAGGCCGCTAACTTTGCCTTTGACAACGCCCTGGACACCGCTATCCTGGGGGCCAAGGGCCGCAGCGTCAAGGCGGTGCGTGCCCTGCTGGATCTGGACGCCCTCAAGGGCTCCAAGGACCGCACCACCGACATCAACAAGGCGCTGGAGGATGCAGCCAAGGCAAACCCCTGGGCTTTTGGGGAGTCGGAAGAAGGTGGATCGGTCAGGGTCTCCAGCGGCGCCGCCCATGGCACCCCGCCTGCCGGAGATACTGACCCTGTTACCGCTGCTTTTAAGACGATGAATCCGGACATTACGATCGATTGATAGAAAGGAACCCTTATGGCACATACCGCACAGGAACGTTATTCCAACCTTGTGGACGCAAAGCTGCGCAAGACCCTGGTGAAGAAGGTCGGCGTCATCTGCAACAACCGATACGAAGGCAGCCCCAAAGCTGGCGCTGTCAAGGTGCCGGTCCGTGATACGGAGGTTGTGGTCAATGACTACGACAAGCAGTCCGGTGCTGCCAAGACCCACGGCGACACCACCTATTTGACCGTGACCATCAACAAGGACAAGGCTGTCAATGAGATCATTGACGGCTTTGATGCTGAGAGCGTCCCCGGCAACCTGGTGGCCGACCGGCTGGACAGCGCTGGGTACTCCCTGGCGCTGCAGATCGATTCGGACGGCTCTGCCGAGCTGACCACTGCTGGCACTGCCCTGGAGGACACCACCGCCCTGACCGAAAAGACGATCTATGCAAACATCGTGGATGCTCGCACCAAGCAGTCGGTAGAAAACGTCCCCACAGAAGGACGCTGGCTGCTGGTATCCCCCGAGACCTACGGTCTGCTGCTGAAGTCCCCTGAGTTCATCAAGGCCTCTGATCTGGGTGACGCCGTGGTCCAGTCCGGCGCTGTTGGCCGGATCGCAGGCTACACTGTGTTTGAGGACTCCACCCTGGGCGAGAATGTGGAGTACGTCGCCGGACACCCCAACTGGTTTGCACGTGTCGAGGAGTGGCAGGGGCCGGTCCATGTGCAGGATCTGGCTGGCTCCGGTGAGTATATCGGCGCCGTGGCCGTACAGGGCCGCAAAGTCTACGCCCACAAGGTCACCAAGGCCAAGACCATTTTGGTGAAGAAGAAGGCATAAGGAGGCTCCTATGCTCTACTGCACCTACGCCCAGTACCAGGCGGCAGGCGGTGCGCTGGATGAAGCAGCCTTTGGGCCGCTGTGCCTCCGGGCATCCAAGCTCCTGGACCGGCATACCTTTGGCCGGGCTGAACCCCACGCCAAGCTCTGTGCCGACTGCGCTGCCCAGCTGTCGGACGCTTGTGTCCAGATCATTGAGGCAATGAACGCCGCACAGAGCGCCTGCGCTCTGCCTGGGGTCTCCAGCGTATCCAACGATGGCTACTCGATCACCTTTGCCGCGGGAGCTTTTTCCGAGCGGATAGCGGCAGAGGCCCGGGGCATCCTTGCCGCTGCGTTGGGGTCCGACCCCCACGGCCTGCTGTACCGGGGGTGTGGCTGATGCAGTGCAGCGTTACCGTTGTGAACCTCATCCACGACACTGCCACCGAGACCGACCGGCCCATCTGCCACATTATCCCCGGGTGCAGCTGGAGAGAGAAGCAAGATACCGCAAAGGGAGACCCCCGGCGGGTGGTACACATCCGCCTGCCGCCCCTCTCTGGATATCTGCCCTATCCTCTTTGGGCAAAGCTCCCGTCCGAGGAAAAGGCCGCACACTGGACACTCAAGCGGGGCGGCAAGCTCATCTGCGGCGCTGTCCGCAGCCTGACCGAGGCCGAGTATGCCGCCCTCGAGAAAACGCACATCTGCTGTACGGTGGCGGCGGTTTCCGACAACCGAGAACCGCTGCTGCCGCATTTTCATGTAGAGGGGAGCTGACACCATGAGCGAAATGATCCCGTTTGGGCCCGTTGCCCCATCTGCAAAACCAACGTTTGACCCGCCGGATGGGTTCCGGTATCGGACCGACGGCATCCAGATGCAGCTGTCGTGGCGGCCGGACTTCGGCGCCGAAAAGACCGCCGCCCTGCAAAAGGCACAGTATGCCCTTGCACAGGAAGCGGCCAGGCGGATCGACAGCTATGTGCCCTTTGACACCGGCACCATGAAGAACAGCGTGAACCTGGCATCCAAGTACGATGAGGGCCTTTTGGTCTATAACACCCCCTATGCCCGCAAACAGTATTACCTGCATGAACAGGGCACAGATCTGCGGGGAGACACCGGACTCCGGGGCAGCTACTGGGGCCAGCGTGCACTGGCGGACATCGGGGAGCACCTTGCCCTTTATGGTGCGCGGGCCGTCACGACCTTCTGGGGAGGGATGGGACACTTATGACCCCTATCATCACCGCCCTGCGGGAATGGCTCAAGACCTGTCCTCTGATCGCACAAGAGCAGGCAGAAAATGGGGCCGCTTTCCGCATCTCCGGACTGTCTCCGGAACCGGTAGCCGAATTTTCCATTGAGGACAGCCCTTGCGACCCCGTGCTGGCCACCTATTTTTCCGGCCAGGACATGGTCCGGAATTTTCTCTTTTTATCCCGTCGTCAGTACGGGGAGCAGGATGTGCTGGCTGTAGCAAACAGCGGATTTTTTGAGCAGCTGACCGACTGGGTCACAGCCCAAAACCGCCAGCGGCATTTACCCCAGCTGCCCGGCAAAAAGCAAGCGCTTGGGGTGGCCGTCACCTCCACCGGCTACATCGTCACCAGCAGCGCAGGCAGCTGCCGGATGCAGATGCAGCTGCGCCTGACCTACTATCAGCCTAACTGATAACTCAAAGCGAAAGGAGCTTTGTATGACCGTAACTGAAACCGTCACCAAGTCCGGCATCACGCCGAACCCTGAATACAAGGGCGTCGAGACTGCGGATGATTTTATCCTCGCCATCCAGACCGATGCCGCCAAGCAGACCAAGCCCAGTGACTGGATCGTCTGCGCAGACCACATCAAGGAGCACGCTGGCAGCCTTAACGCAGCCACCTCGGATGACACGTTTATCCGTACCGGCCCCGTCACTACCAAGGGCGCTGTGCAGCGCACTCTGGCCATCAGCGGCAACCGCTGTGTGGGCGACGCTTTCCAGGACTTTTTGCTGAGCCACAAGATCAAGTATGGCTCCGGCAGCGATGTGATCGTCCCTTACATCTATTTTTCCCTGCGCACCGGCAAGGGCGAGCAGGGCAGCTGCGCCCTGATCCTTACCAGTGACGTGGGCGGCGCTGCTGGCAGTGCCGCCACCTTCGCCGCCGACGCCAAGGCCATCGGCACCCCGGTAGAGTATACCTACTCTGCGGGCTGACCCCTATCTGACCGACCCAATAAAGCCCCACTCCGGTGGGGCCCTTTTTGAATAGGAGCTTACTATGATCACTGTCTGTGGACAAGAATTTGCTTTCAGCGCGCTGAATGCGAAGGATCTGGAGCGCATGGAATACGCCGGGGAGCAAATGCAGCAGGCTTTTGCCCAGCTGCAGCAGGATAAAGCGGCCAATCCCCTGGAGATGGTTCGTGCTTCCTGCCGGATCTTCGTACAGTACATCACGGATGTACTGGGCCAGGATGCCGCTCAGCTTTTGGGGCTGGATGATAACGACCTTGGCAAAGCGATGCAGGCCGTAGACTCTATGGTCGAGGGCATCAAAGCAGACCGCGGCGCTTTGGACTCTTTGCTCACCAAGTACGGGGTATCTCCCATGAACCGTGAACAGCGCAGAGCGGTTGCGTTTAAGCCTGCTGGGGCGCAGGCAAGCAAAGCCGCCCGCCGCCAGGAGCTTCTGGCGCAGCTTGCGGCACTGGAAAATGATTGACCTTCTGTCCGCCCCGCTGCCGCAGGTGTGGGAGGGCCGGGTGATCGACCCGGACTACCGGCTCATGATACGCCTCGCCAACGCCCATGCCCGCGGGGAGACCCAGCAAGACCCGCTGACCTTTGCTCAGCAGATCTGCCGGGCGTTTTACAAATGCCCCATCACCACGGCACAGCTGCCGGATGCATACGCCGCCCTGCTGCGCTTTTATGCAGCGGGGCTGCCCCGGCGGCAGGAAGAGGACGCTGCGGAGGCGGGCGGGTCTTCTGGCCCTGCATTTGATTACGCTGAGGACAGCAGCTACATCCTTGCTGCGTTTCAGCAGGCGTATGGTATCGACCTGACCGCCGCTACCATGCACTGGTGGCGGTTCCGGGCGCTGCTGGGCGGGCTGCCGGACACCTGCCTTTTCAGTCGCATCATTGGATGGCGCACAGCCGATCTGACCGAGATGCCGGAGTATCAGCGCCGATACTCCGAACAGCAGCGGCAGCGTTTCGCCCTGCCCCCAGAGCTGAAAGGAGGCGCGCCGATTGCCCAGACCATCCAGCAGCATGAAGATGCCTTCCTGGCCCGGCTCAGGCGGCACTGACCGTGCCCCGGTCCCTTGTCCCTTTTGCGGGCGCGCCCTGCCGGTATGGGCGTCCACAAGAGCCACGGCACAGGGACTGTGGTGCAAGTGCAAAAACCCGGCCTGCCGCCGGGAAGTTGAAATAAAGATCTAAGCCTGTGCCCATTGTGCCCGCGCTCAAAGAGAGGTGGACACAGTGGCAGATTTCAGCATCACCGGTGAGGTAAGGCTTAATAGCGACCCGGCAGAAAAAAGCACCAGCAAGTGGACCGTAGCCGCCGGGCAGATGATCGCAGACTTTGCCAAAAAAGCTGCATCCGAGCTTTCCAACGTTGTGAAGCGCGGCGTGG